AAATATGTTGCATATAGCAGGGGCAAGTTTGATTGTTGGACTGTAGCATCACAAGGTAAATATACGTTAGGAGTAAGATGAAAAAGAAAAATGTTTGGGACAAACAACACGGAGGGTCACACTATCAGAAATATAAAATTCAACCAAGCAAATTTGTAGTTGAGAATGAGTTGCTATACCCGGAAGGGTGTGCTATAAAATACATAATACGTCATCGTGACAAGGGAAAGAAACAAGACTTATTGAAAGCGATACATTTTATAGAAATGATTATAGAGAGGGACTACAATGTGTAACACACCAGAGGATCTAGATCTAAATGGTATTGATACTGTTGCGATAGATATAGAAACTTACGATCCTAATCTTAAAACAAAAGGATCTGGTGCGATCCGTAAAGACGGTTTTATCTGTGGTATTGCTGTTGCAACAGATAACGATCTTGCATACTTTCCACTACGTCATTCTGACACTGATATAGCTTTTGATAGAATAGATAAGATATGGCAGGTGTTAAACGAAAAGATTTTTCAAAACGAAAATATTACAAAAGTATTTCACAATGCAATGTATGATGTCTGTTGGATAAGAGCAGTCACAGGTATGATGATCAAAGGTAGGATTGTTGACACCATGATAGCTGCATCTGTTATTGATGAAAATAGATTTAAATATTCACTCGATGCACTATCAAAAGATTATCTTAACGAAGAGAAATACAAATACGATCTACAGCAAAAAACATTGGAGTGGTCTGGCGGCACAGTCAAAGACCCTATGACTAACATGCATAAACTTCCTGCATCTATTGTAAAGGAGTATGCAAAGCAAGATGTTAATTTAACTTATAAACTATGGAAACTATTTGATAAAAAAATTGACGAAGTATTATACACAAAAGACGACGGAGATCAAAAAACTTGCAGACAAATATTTGAGTTAGAAACAAAATTATTTTTATGTTTAGTTGACATGAAATTTAAAGGGGTTAGAATAGATGTCGCAAAAGCTATCCTTTTTGGAAGACATCTCAAGAAACGTAGAGACCAGATAATAAAAGCTATAGAAAGTATAACGACAATACACGTTGACATCTGGGCTGCAGCATCAATTAAAAAATTATTAGACCATCTTTGTATAAAAGATTACAAGGTCACACCAAAATCTAAGATGCCACAACTGCCAAAAGATTATCTACGAAAACATAACAACAAATGTTTACGTATGATTGCAAAGGCAAGAGAGTATGACAAAGCAGTTAATACTTTTATAGATGGATTACTAGAATATGTACACGAAGGTAGAATACATGCAGATATAAATCAGATAAGATCAGATACAGGTGGTACGGTCACCGGTAGATTCAGTATGTCTAATCCTAATCTACAACAGATACCGGCTAAAGGTTATATTGGCGGTAAGATGAGAGAACTATTTATACCAGAGGAAGACTGCAAATGGGGTAGCTTTGACTATTCACAGCAGGAACCACGTATCGTTGTACACTATGCTATAAAACTAGGTCTACCAGGCACAGAGAGCCTTCAAGAAGAATTTGATAGGGATGATGCTGATTTCCATCAGATAGTCGCTGACATGGCTAATATTTCCAGGAAACAGGCAAAAACGATCAACCTAGGTCTATTCTATGGTATGGGTAAGATCAAATTACAGAGAGAATTAGGTTTAGATCAAAAACAGGCAAAAGAATTATTTAACGAATATCATAGTAGAGTGCCATTTGTCAGACAACTATCACAGGAATTAATAGCATTTGCAAAAGAAAATAAATTATTATTTACATTGCATGATAGATTCTGCAGATTTGACAGGTGGGAGACAACAAACAAAGAATGGAATCCTGAGACAAATAGATTTAATGAAGTGCCTTTGTACACAAAAGAACAGGCCATGGAGGCATTTAAGGCAGAGATGCTGGACAAATACAAAGAAAACAAGATAGATCCAAACTACATGGATTATTTTGAAAGATATTATACACCTGCATTTACATACAAAGCATTAAATAGATTAATACAAGGATCAGCCGCAGATATGACAAAGAAGGCAATGGTCGATCTACATGAGAAAGGTATAATACCACACATACAAATACACGATGAATTATGTATTTCAATTGAAGGAGGCTACATGGCCAACATAATTCAAAATGTAATGGAACAGGCAATACCTCTTAAGGTTAAGAATAAAGTTGACTTTGAATCTGGACCAAATTGGGGTACAATAGAATGAGGATAAACTATGGCATACTTAAACGCAAACATACCACCTATCTATGCACAGATAAGGAGAGAATATTTATATGATTTACAAAAACATCATGGAGAAGTTGAAGACTGTATTATCTTCGGCATATCGGCTCTTACTGGAAGGAGCATACTATGGCACGCTATTATGGAAAACGGTGCAATATTTTATCGCCTACCTATTAGCGCGTTTATTCAGAAGGGATTTGAGCCATCCCGAGTGCCCACAAGACGACTTGATGAACTACAGCTCTGGAATTGTTTTTCTTATTATCCTTCTGTTCATTCTTGGGACGTTTTAGAATCACAAGCCGGTAAGTATATCGGAAAAGATAAAAAATGGCACTCAGGAAAATATTTATTTACTATTGACTTTGCTCATCCAGAGGCTAACATACTTGACACTGATCATTCGGAGATCCCGCACGAACACAAGTGCGCTCACATTATTGCCTTAGATGACGGTAATTTTGCAGCACAACCAAACAATCGTTGTATATGGGACATACCATCTTTTACAGTAAAAGATGAGACTCCTGATTGGAAAGTGCAGACATCCGAGTGGAACGTAGAAGATAGCAGAGCCTGGCGGACAGAAGATACCGACAAGTTCTTCTATGAAATAGAGGAAAAGAAAAATGATTGATAAAATTAAAAAAGCTTTTGGCAAGATTTGGAGTAAAATCAAATCTCTTCTTACACCAAAGAAGCAATAATGATTGGGGGTTGTTATGGACTACAGGTTCACAGCAATACTTATAATTTTGTTATGTTTACTGGCAATTTTTGTAAGGCCAGTCCAGCCACCATTGCAAGTTGATCCAAAAGATTATATAATCCCTCCACCAAAACCAAAACATGAGTAAGAAACCTTTAACAATATCTGAATCAGCTGCCGTGCAGATGCCTATGAAGACGGTTGCCAGTCTGATAATTATCGTGGCACTCGGGACCATGGGATATTTCCAGATGGTTGAACGTCTAAACATTGCAGACACCAAGATCAAGATAATGGAACAGGATGTCGAACAGAACACAGAGTTTAGAATAAAATGGCCGCGAGGCCAAATGGGATCACTGCCTGCAGATAGCGAGCAATACATGATGTTGGAGGATTTGTACAAGACCACGGATCGTATCAACAAACATATCGAGGATATGGCTCTAAATAAGGTAAACATCGAGTTTTTAACAAAACAGATGGATAAGGTTTTGTCTGATATAGAAAAATTAAAAGATGCAAACAGGGATATTAAATACAATGGCAACGGATCGAATAACTAAACAAGTGATAAAATATATTGATGACATGCAGAAAAAAGCAAAACAGATGAGGTTTGTCAAAGATTTAAAAAAAGAAGTAAATATAAATGCAAATGGCTCCAGTAAATATAAAATTAAAGAAGGACCAAACAAAGGTAAAGTAGTATGATTGAAGTTGTAGTAGCCCTATTAATGTTCTGGGACGGAGAGATCAAGGAACACAGAATACAGGAATCAATGGCTGCATGTTTACGTGCACGTCGTGTGGCTGAAAGAGAGTTTAATCCTAACGTGTCTTACAAATGCATACGAAGTGAGGCAGAAACAGAAATATACATGGGTGAAAAAAGTATCAAAAAACTCCACCTCAAATAAGGTTGCAAAAGAATTAAAAGATAGACGATATCATCAACGTGTGGTACGATCTAAAAAAATTTATGACCGGAAAAAATTTCAAAATAACAGCAGAGATAGTTAATGGTATCTGTCCAACGTGTGATGAGTATACGCCTTTGGTAGGATTAACGAAACAATTTTTTAGATGTTTAACGTGTGGTGCTGATTTAGAGCAACACATAAATGGTTGTATCAAATATATACCTCATTTACATAAACACACACTTCAATCAAAATTAGACGAATATTTTAATGGCCAAGAAAGCTAAAGGTTTATACGCGAAGGTTGCACACGAGCCAATATTTCATAAAACGTCGATTGGACGCAACCCTAGCTTGTGTAAAATGAACAAATCTAAGCGGCGTTCGTATAAAAAATATCGTGGCCAAGGGCGTTGACAAAACAAAATAAATGACTATCCTATAGTTATGAAAGAAAAAATAATAACATTAAAAGTAAATGGTGCAGCTCAAGGACAATGGTCTAGTCTATTGTTAGAGTTAAACCTAATGAAACAAGCGTGGAAACCATATGGTGTTGACATAAATATGAAAGCATCAGGATTAAAAAATGTTTTAAATCACGGAACGAGAAGACACGATGGATCTGATACTATTAAACGACGGACTGTATAGTCTGGTATCCGTCACTAAAGAGATGATGGAGGGTGTCGAGATACTTTCCGACATCAACTGTTTTGATCTATGTGACATACTACGATTACATCTGACCGAGTATCACGGACCA